CGCGAGCTCCTCTATTGGGCTCGTTCCGTGCTTCCGTTTTACGGCAGATTAAGGCAAGATTACGCCGCCAGCTTGCTGGCGGTAGAGGAAAAGACTGCTTGAAATATGGGTGTATTAGCAAGATTAAGGAGCGTAAGCCAGATCCAGTATCTGGCTTGCGCTACCAAATTAGAGATCTATACGATAAAACGAGCATCGCATGATATCCCGAAAGCATATTCCTTCACACTGAAGAATCCTCTCTGTGAATCAGCCAGGAGAATAAATCAGTATGTAACCTATGCAGAATCTACCATGATGAAGCCCGGAGATGCAGAAGCCTACGAAAGAAGGATTCAGTTTCTGGGATGTGCATACCGGGAAGCAAGGAATATGTTTGAGATTTTGCGAGTTTGTGATGAAGTGCTACCTATCAAGGAGACAGTTCTTGAAGAATGGTCAAAACTGATCATCGATGAGCAGATGGCCATAGCAGCAGAGAAGAAATCCTTGAGAGATAGATTTGAGGCTAAAGACTGATTAAGACATCGGCTAACTGGTGGGAGGCTTCCGCGAATGTCAGCAACTCCACGAACTTCTGCAATGTGAACACCGATGGCTCTGCCAACAACAACAACGCGAGCAACTCTAATGGGCTCGTTCCGTGATTCCGTGCAAGCTTATTTACAGACTGAGTATCTTCGGAGAAAACCGTTAATAAGCATGGAAGGAGTCTTTAACCTTCGGGAAACCGTAAATAAAGCATCAGAAGGATATGCGGACGCTTCTTGCATGGTATTTCCCCGAAAATATTTCATGCATATCCTAAAGGGAAATGAATAGCACCGAGAGACATGAACTGAGATATCAGAGAAGAAAAGCAAAAAGGTTGAGCCAAAAGGTAAAGCGGAATGAGGGTGTTACATTCGAGAATGCTACATCCTTTGCATCGCTCCATAAGGCCGCAAAGAAATGTCGGATCAGCGTAGGCTGGAAAGCATCCGTTCAAAAGTATGACCGAAATATTTTAAGGAACTCTTTCCGGAACTCGAACATATTAAGAGAAGGTGGAAGCCTTCAAAAAGGTTTTGTGAAATTCGAGATCACAGAGCGAGGCAAGAAAAGAAAGATCCAGTCGGTACATATTACCGAGAGAGTCGCACAAAAAGCTCTCTGCGATCTGATAATCCCTCCGATAGAGAAAACACTTATATATGCAAACGGTGCAAGTCAGAAGGGCAAAGGAACGCACTTTACATCGAATCTGCTATTAAGAGACCTGAGAGATTTCTATAACCATCATGGAAACAATGGTTATATTCTCCTGGGAGATGAACATGATTATTTCGGATCAATGCTCCATAGCAGAGTAAATGAACTATTTGAAAGCGCTCTTGAAGATAAAAAGCTTATCGAATATGCCATGACATATATCAATGCATTCGATAAAGGTTTAGGGCTTGGCTCCCAGATCTGTCAGATTTCCGCTGTGGCTTATGGGAATAAGATAGATCATTTCATCAAAGAGCAGCTCCGGTGTAAATACTATGCCAGATATATGGATGACTGGTATATCATCCACGAATCAAAAGAAGAACTTAAAAGATATCTCGAAATCATTACCGAGAAATACAGAGAGATCGGCATTGAGCCGAACTTGAATAAGACTCACATTGTAAAGCTCTCTCACAGTTTTATATTCTTGAAGGACCGGTGGATCTTGACCGATACCGGAGCAGTAATAAGAAAGCCGTCAAAGGTCAATATTTCGAGAAACAGAAGGAAACTGAAGAAACTCCACAAAATGTACCTCGAAGGGAAGATAACCCTCGAAGAGATAAGATGCTTCACAGAATCCGTGAAAGGCTCCTATATGGGTAAGCACGGATATGCAATTCAAAACTTTGATAATCTCTACAGAGATTTATTTTTAAGGAGGTAAATATGTATCTGTACTTAAACAACCAGGGCATAATCATTGACATTGTTGAGGATTTCAAACCGGTAAGAAAGAACAAGAACGGAATCACAGTATTCTGCAGTATGGACGATGCAGAAGGATATATCGGATCCGATGATCAGATATACGCAAAGTCAGGAGTAAATCTTATCCCTGCATACACTGACATTATCCGTGTAGTGATGACGGATGTTCCTGAAGAAGTAGTCAGGCTTGCATTCAAGTACATTGACGGTGAATTTATCCCGAATGAGGATACGATCATCCTTGACGAAAAAGCGCTCAGCGAAAGCACAGCGGAGCAGAGAGCAGACATCGACTATATCGCTATGGAAACGGGGGTAGAGTTATGAATCATTCAAAGAATTTTCAGAAGGTTAAGACATATTATGACAGAGGATTATGGAACATTGACCGTGTTCGCAACGCTGTAGGCAAGTGGATCACTCCCGAAGAGTTCACAGAGATAACCGGAGAGCCCTACGAAGAATGAGCGAGGGAGAATATCTTAATATAATTTGGGAGCAGGCCAGAACGATAGAGGAGCTTAACCATCAGGTTGAGCTCCTTTCTTTTGAGCTTTTACAGATAAAAATGGTGTTTGAAGGAGATTCAAATGAACGAACAGACAGCGATCACGATTAGGGATGTTCTCGTAAGCCCGAATGCGATAGCAATACTCGTATTTCTGGGAGTATGCCTTATCGGCGGGCTTGTACTTATCAAGTCGGGAATGCTTCAGGTACATACCAAAGCGGTCACAGTTAGCGCAGCTGATACAGAAAGAAATATCATCCGTCAGCAGATGAACTATGTATTACTTCATCTCACAGCGCTTGAAAACAATTTGAAAAAACCCGAAGGATATAACGAATATCTCGGGAAATATATCATCGAAAAAGTATATGACGAATACATGGACTGGATTACATTTAATCATCTGAGTAAATCCCCGGCATATATAGAAGTAAAACAGCTCCGGATCATTGATCTGATCGGTCAGTATACTGTCAAAGAAGAATTTAAGACCGATGAATTTATTGAGATGATGAAGAAAGATACAAAGCAGACCATTCTTGCTCTTATACAAATAAGAGAGATTTATAAAGATTAAGGAGGATGCAATATGAATAACAGGCTGTATGACATTTTGAAGTGGGTAGCGATTCTTTTCCTTCCTGCACTGTCAACTCTCATCGCGGTAACCTTTCAGATCTGGAATCTTCCCTACGGATCCGAAATCTCACAGACCATTACTGCTCTTGGTGTATTCTTAGGAGCTATCCTCGGAATATCATCGATCCAGTATAAGAAAAACAATGATGATCTCGGTGGCTGATGCTCTATTGATGGCCGCTGCTTCTTTCCTTCTTGGAGTGGCAGCAATAGTAGGCATGACAATAATGATGGAAGGCGATGATGATGGGAAAACAGGAAGATTTCATTAACCAGATAGCGCCATTTGTAATGCAATGGCAAAGAGCATTTGGTTTCGGAGTATGCTCGGCTATTATTGCCCAGGCTTGTCTTGAATCTGCATTCGGGCAGTCAAATAAAGCCGGACATGGGAATTATTTTGGACTTAAGTATAAGAAAAACAGGGTAACCTGCAACAGCGGAATATTTGAGGACAGATCCGCAGAGCAGAAACCTGACGGAACTTATATAACCATTGTAACGAATTGGTTTGAGTTCATGCCTGCAGGTATTCCGGATATGAATACCGGAGTTCAGGGATACTTTCAGTTCATTCAGAGCGGCCCTTATAAATCAGCTCTCACGCAGACAACTCCGCAAGGATATCTTCAGGCGCTGAAGGACAGCGGATATGCAACCTCTCAGAAGTATGTAGAGAACTGCATGAATCTTGTTAATCGCTATAACTTAACACAATATGACGGAGGACAAAGTATGTATTCAAACAGCCCCTTAGTAGTTTACACAGACCTTTCTCCTGGGAACTACGGCCCGAGAACTCACGCTATCGACACGATCACGATCCATCACATGGCCGGAAATCTTTCTGTTGAAACCTGTGGAGCGTTGTTCCACAGAAAGAAAGGTAATTCAAATTACGGTATCGGTACCGATGGAAGAATCGCTCTGTATGTCGAAGAGAAGAACGGAGCATGGACCAGCTCGAATAAAGCAAACGATATGAGAGCTATCACTATCGAAGTTGCAAATGAGCTTTGTGCTCCTTATTGGACTGTATCAGCTGCAGCTATGAACTCACTTATTCTGCTCGTAACTGATATCTGTCAGAGAAACGGTATTCAGGCTCTTATATGGTCAGAAGATAAGAATGCGAGAATAAACCATGTAAACGGATGCAACATGACACTTCACAGAGATTTCGCTGCAACCGCTTGCCCCGGAGATTTCCTTAAGGGATGCATGGCAAATATCGCAGCGCTCGTAAACGCAAACCTTGCAGGCGGAGTAATCCCTACACCTACAACCGGATATATCATCAACGGTTATGATTACAGCCCGGTATTTGATCCTGTATATTACGCAGACAGATACGCAGATCTTAAAGCTGCATTCGGTACCGATGCGAATGCTCTCTGGAATCACTTCCAGACTTGCGGAATGAATGAGTTCCGCCAGGCATCGGATGAATTTAACCCCGAAGCGTACAAGGCAAGATACTCAGATCTGCAGCAGGCGTACGGAGATGATAATCCTATGTATTACTTCCACTATGTCGCATTTGGCAAAGCGGAAGGCCGTTCAGCTGTCTAAGCTCTGTGCTTTGACATATCCCCCCGATATAGGCCCCTTCATTGAAAAAATGGAGGGGCTTATTTTAGTGGACAAAAACAAGATGATAGAAAATTGATAGCATAAGCTCTTGAAAACCGCATGAATACTGAAAAGAATGTCTGACTACGGATCAGAAGGTCGGGGGTTCGAATCCTCTCGCGCACGCGATACAGTAAATACCGCAAATCTCAGTATTCATCGGGGTTTGCGGTATTTCTTTTTGCTCTAAAAAGTGGGTAAAAGTAGAAGAAAGTAAGCCAAAATAAATGATAGCAACGTGATAGCAAAGACCATAATGATAGCATTTTGATAGCAAAAATCAGGGGTAAAAATCAGAGTTTTAGGGCATTGGAAATAGCATCAGAGATATTTTCGTTTTCCTCTTTGATATGGGAGTAGACATCAAGGACCATTCGCTCCGAATCTCCAAGAATTTGAGCGATTTTCTTTGTTGATATGGCCGGGATCTGATAACAAAGCTCCGTGCAGAAGTTATGGCGGAAGATATGAGCGGTCAGATCCTGGATAGGTTTCTCTCCCCGGTCCTTTTTAGCATTCGGATTATATCCGAGGGCGATATTAAGAGATGTGATAATTGATTCCCACATTCTCCTATACGCCGTCTCGGTCATCAGCTCGCCTTTTTGAGTTGTGAATAGGTATTCCTTGCTTTTATTCACATAGGGCTTTATTTCTTGAATAAGAGCATCAGAAAGAGGTATCTCACGGAATCCGTTATCAGACTTCGGAGAATATTTTATTTCAGATCCGGAAGATAGGAACTGAACAACTTTTGTAATTGATACAGTCTTTTTCTTGAAATCGAAGTCGGACTTTGTAAGAGCGAGAGCTTCCCCTCTTCGCATTCCGGTATAAAAAAGAATCTTCAGAAAAGCATTTTTCTTCGGATCCAGCTTAACCATCTTTATTGCTTTCTTTTCTTCTTCCGTAAGCGGCCTTTTTTCGCGTTTAGAATATTTCGGGAGGGAAATATCTTCCGTGATATCTTCAAGAGCCCCCTTCGGCAGATAATGATCCCTGATAGCCTGCTTTATAACCTGTTTGAATGTGATTTTTATGATCTGACAGGTGCGAGGCTTATCCATATTCTCATTGATGAGCGTTTGGAAGTGCCTATGAGATACATCCTGCAGTAGTATAGACTGGAGAGATACAAAATATCTTTGTATGCATCCGGAATACATCTCCTGAGTGTTTGCAGACTTTGCTTTCTTTGATTCTTCAGCCCATTCCAGAGCATATTCATAAAAAGAGATATTCCCGGCCTTTGTGGAATCTCCGTTTTCAATAGAATTTTTGAGTGCGATAACCTTATCTTCCAGATCCTTTGATGATTTTTTGGAAGAAAGCATTACTCTATGTTTTGAGCCATCGGAATTATATGTGCCATCCCAGGCACATACAACCCACGCCTTCCTTTTTTCATTGTAAGTATATTTTGCTTTTGCCATATTAAAACCATCCCACAAGCTCTTTAGGATCTACGCCAAAGGCATCTGCGAACAAAAGAATTTTACTGTAGGGAAGATCTATCTCTCCAAGTTCGATCTTGGCGATAGAGCTTCTGTCTGTATAGCCTGTCTTTTTGGCAAGCTCTTCTTGAGACCACCCTTTCTCTTTTCTGTATTCTTTTATGTTTACATACAAATCATCCATACATATATCCTCACTTTAGCAGGCGGAATCTTCCTTGATATCCTTTTTTTCATTAACCTTAAGGATCCTTCTGACCATTTCTCTATCAACAGAATCTGCTTCGTGATACGCTATTGCGATTATTATATCTTCACTATTAAGAGCAGCGGCAGCAGGCGTATTCCCGATAGAGATAGGCATATCCTCTATGGTAGCGATAAGATCATCAACTCTCATGTTCATTGCAGATGCAATTTGATTTAATTTCGTAAGAGTGGGAACTACAGGCCTATCGCTTGATGGATATCTGCCATTTTCGAGCATAGATAAATAAGCGTTGCTGATCCCGGATATCTCTGCGAATTTTCTTAAGCTATATCCATGCTCTTCACGGTATTTCTTAATTAATTCTCCTAAACGCATATATAGCCTCCTTTCTATGTATTGTTTAATTAAATATACAATATTTTAAAAAATTAAACAAGAAATGCTTGACAAAGTGATTACGCGTGTTTAATATGTTAAGCATAAGCCACGAACACAAGAAAGGAGGATATGGCTGATGGAATACGCAGGAAAGAGAATCAGAGAAGAAAAGAAAATATCTCAGGATGAATTATCCAAGCTCAGCGGTGTTTCAAGATCCATCATCTGTGGGCTTGAGACCGGAAGGACCGTTACCACGACAACCAAAACGCTCTACCGTATAGCACAGGCTCTGGGTGTCGCAATAAACGATCTTTTTTTTGACCAAAACGCTTAATATATTAAGCGGTAATGCTATCCTACGGATACCATTAGGTCTTTGTACTTGACAGTACAAAGAATAATACAGCCTACAGGCAGAGAAAGGAGAACATATGGAATATCCAAAGGAAGTAATGAGAAAGACAGAACTCGAAAAGATGGGATTTCCCCAGGACTGGCTTTTATCAGTATTCAGACAGCACGGACAGAAAGTCGCATGGAAAAGTAGCCCGAAACCTAACAGCCCTATCCTGTTCGATACAAAAGAACTCGAGAAGGTAAGAATCGCACAGTGCGTAGCCGAAAGGTAAAAGTTGCACCGGTGCAACCATTGAAAGGAAGGTAAATGAAACATCAAATACCACTTATCCGAATCATTATCTTAATTATCCTTGCTGTGGCAGCAGGCGTAGGCAGCTACAAAATGCAGATGCGCTCACTGGAAACAGTATCAGAAGAGGCTCCTCAAGCGGAAATCATCCCGGAACCTATCGAAGAAGAAATCATCATAGAAAAAACAGAATATATTCCCGAGCCTATAACCGAGGTTCCTCTTGTCAGAACATCGCAGTTCGTGAATCTGTCCTTTGAGGAAATGGATCTTCTTGAATCCATAGCTATGGCAGAGGCGCGAGGAGAAGGAACTCTTGGAATGGCTTATGTCATGCGAGTGGTTATCAACCGATCCATCAAGGACGGAAAGAACATCAAGGAAGTTATCTATGCTCCCGGACAGTTTTATACCGAGGGAATGGGGCTTGAGCCTTCCGAAGAATGTCATGAAGCCCTCGCCATGATTATGGACGGATGGGATGAATCCCAGGGAGCCATATTCTTTAACAAGTATGGATATCGAAGTGGACGAGAAGCTCTCTTTCAATATGGACATCATTATTTTTCAAAGTAAAAGGAGGATTTTATGAAAAAGGCTTATTTAAGTGGACCGATCACAGGAGACAAGGACTACAGAAGAAAGTTTGAAAACTGCGCCATAAGGCTCAGAGAAATCCTTGGCTACGACAACAATGCAGAGATTATTAACCCCGCCCTTATCGGAGATATCATCCCGAGCGATGCGAAGTATGACGAGATCATGGAGATCTGCTTCAAAATCATCGAGATGTGCGATGCGGTAGTCATGCTCCCTGGATGGGAGAACTCAAGAGGAGCTAACCAGGAATATGGTTTCGCAAAGGCTTTAGGAAAGGAGATCTATTTATGGGAAGAGTTGTTTTAGATCAGATCCTCGAGCTGCTTCAAGGTCCGGACATCCTGAAGATCATGGATAAAGAAACCGGAGAAGTTCTGTTTAAGGGTTATAAGGGCATCTTAGTACAGGATACAGAAGATTTCATAACCCTTTACGGAGTAAAGCCCATCAAGGAATATCATGTTCACTGCGAGATCAGGAATAAGGAATGGGCTAAGAGGGGATTAGTAGCCCCTATGCTCCCTGAAGCGCTTCCACAGTACAGCTTCAAAGATATGCAGGTCAACTTGATCCATGAAATAGAGATATAAAAAGGAGCCGCTGGCAGGCGGCCCCGATGAAAAGGTTGATAATTCTCTGTTTCCTTAATATAGAGAATACTACCTTTTCGACAAAAAGTCAAATTTTAAAAAATGGCTTTTGTAGCCTTTTTAATCGTTCATAAGGCTATTAAACTTACGAGATTTGAGAGGGTGATTCTTTGTATACGAAAGTTGTTTATGATCTCGGCAGTGTGAAAGAGATCCAAAAATATATCCCGGGCAACTATGGAGCTCCGGGATGCCCCAGGGAGAAAAAGCGAAAGCGTACTCCCGAAGAGATTCAAAAGCAAAATCAGAGAAATAAGATCCGGAAGGTACAGAGGCTGATCTTGAAGAATTTCACAGAAGGAGATCTTCATCTGGTCCTGACCTATAAGAAAGAACTTCGGCCCGAATCCATAGAAGAGGCGAATAAGCAGAGAGCGAAATTTTTCACGGATCTTCGGAGAGTGTATAAGAGAGCAGGCCCTGAGCTGAAATATATAGCAGCTACAGAGAAAGGATCAAAAGGAGCTGTTCATCATCACATCATCATCAATAACCCCGAAGGAATAAATCTTACAAGGACCATTCAGAAGATTTGGCCATATGGTCAGCAATATACAACTCCACTTTACGAGGAAGGCGAGTACGAAGATTTGGCAGCATATCTCGTAAAGGACGAAACGAAGGAAGAAGTCGCAGGAACATCTTACACACGGAGCAGAAATCTGATCATACCGGAGCCACAGAGAGAAAAGATATTCCACAGAAGATGGAAAGAAGAGCCGCAGATCCCGAAGGGCTGGGAGCTCATCAAAGGAACTTTGCAGAATGGCCTTAATCCTGTAACCGGTCATCCGTATCAGCATTACATGATAAGGAGAACTTATGAAAGTAAATATCTATGTATATCAGACCATAAGAGGCCCAAGAAGGCAGCAGGGGTACGGAATCGCAGTTCTGGAAGCAGAGACCGCAAACGGACCGGTAACAAAAACGGTGCGAATGCAGGTAGAAGGCTCCGAGAATGGTGCGAATCTCAAGGCCTTAAATAATGCCTTGAATCATTTAAAGGCTGGATGCGATCTGAACATCTACACCGAGTCAGTCTGGCTGACAACTGCTCTTACTGAATGGCTACCAATATGGCGTGGCAAAGAGTATTTATCAGCAAAAAACGAAAAAGTCGCATTTTCTGACATTTGGCAAAATGTGGGGAACATTCTTGAAAAGCAGAATATGACTGTATTTTGCAAAAATGAGCATCCATATCGTGAATGGCTCAAAAAGAATGCGAAAACCGCATAAAGATTCTATCAAAAAGGTTATCAAAGGAGGATTCAATATGTACGACAAATTTGGAGAGTTTTCATCATATCTTGCTATAAACGAAGCTTGCGCGAATCAGCTGAAAGAAGGAGACCTTGATGCGATAAGAGAAATCGCAAAGGAGAACGGCCTTGATCCTGATGATGCAGAGGATTTCATTGCCGGAGATATCACAGAGATCTGCAACCCTTTGAGTGCAGCTCTCGGAAAGATATCTGTCGAGAAAGAGGATCTTGACGGAGTAGTCGGCCTTATGAATGACTGGATCAGCTACATCGAAGGATATTGCACAATAGACAGAAACTTCTGTCTTGCGGTCCGCCAGGAAGGGAAGAGTCTTATCGGAGCTCTCGGGGCAATTCTTTCAGAGTCTTTCAGTGTAATGAAACCTGTAGATGAAAGGATCATCGAGGCTGCAGGCGTTAGTTCCGGATGTAAGGGTGTTAAATTCGGCATCCCTGCAGAGTCAAGAGTCCGCGAAATTGTCAGAGATTACTATCTCGGAGGTGGAGCAAATGACAGATGAAGAAAAGGATGTCCTGCTTAAGATGATTCCACAGCTCCCGGACGATTTCGAAGAATGGGTAATGGATCTCTTTGACGGAGAACACATCATTTTCTTCTCAAAGCCTTATAAAGAGATATTGCTCGAGTGCTGTCATTGTTCCGCAAAGAGCTTCTGGACTTTGAAAAGCCATGATTTCCTTGCGAATCCCTGGGGAGATAGAAAACTTCCGGAAGAAGGAGATGAAGCATATTGCCCCTACTGCGAAGCTACAGGAAGAATGATCCCAAAAAGGAATAAAAGGAAGCCGATAGTCAAAGAAAAGGATGTATGGATAGGGCAAAAACTCAATGACGGAGGCAAGGGAGGGTATGTTCTCAGATTCTTCAGAGTGCGCCTTTCTTCACTTCCGGACAGAGAAATGTGCGAAGAGGATCTTATCCTTGACGAGAAGATCAGATATTTCTTTCCGGTAGGTATGACGAATAAGTCCTATAAATTGTACTATCACGATTCTTATTACAACTTCTACCAGTCGGAATGGAATACATCATATTGCTTTAATTCCATGAGCTACTGGTATCAAGGCCCGACAAGAGGATATATCTATCCGGGAACATACGGAGAGATGAAAGATACTGTGATGGCATATTCCTGCACCGAAGAGATGATGGAAGATCAGCGCCACAATATGACCATCGCAGACTGGCAGCAGGCGTACATCAAAGATAGATGGCTCGAAATGATGTATAAGGCAGGGCTTGACGGTCTCGTATCTGCAAAGATATCGAGATACAGATTTCCGAGATGCTACCAGAAAGCAAAAAAGCCTTGGGATTACTTCAGGATCACAAAGGATAGATTCAAGGATCTGTGCGTAACACCGGATGCTTATCAACTTGAAGCGTTGAGAATATTCCGCCTTGAAAGGAAGTACGGAAAGAGGTTCGGAGAAGATCTGACGTATTTCATCAACTGTGGAGTGGATGAAGGAGATCTGACATTCTTCACAGAGCGGATGACCTTGACGAAACTCCGCAACTATATCGCCAAACAGTCTAAAGATGGTAAGGCATGGAGAGTAAACGATGCCATAAAGGAATATAAGGATTATCTGACCATGAAAGAAAAGGTCGGGTGCGATATGGAGAACTCTATCACGATGTTTCCGAAGAATCTGCATCAAGCTCATAACAAAGCGGTCATCGAATCGAAAGAAGCCGAAGCCATTAAGAGAAAAGCAGAGGTCAATAGAGTATTCAAGGGCATTGAACTTCGCTTTAAGGGTGCCGATAAGGTTTATCACTACGAAGATGGCAAGTATCTGATCCGCCCGGCAATGGATGCAGCGGAAATCGTAGAAGAAGGCAGACAGCTCCATCACTGCGTAGGCGGAAATGATTATCTCAGCTCTCACGCAAAGAAAGAATCAATTATCTGCTTTGTCAGAAGCATGAAAGCCCCCGATGTTCCTTTTGTCACGGTAGAGATAAATCCTGACTGCACGATAGAGCAATGGTACGGAATCAATGATTCAAAACCCAAGAAAAAGATCGTGAACAAGTTCTTGAACGAATACATCAAGACAAGAGATCCGAAGAAGATCCTTCGGGAAGCAAAAAAGAAAATTCCGGCAAAAGCCGTATAAAAAGGAGTAAAGCATGGAACAGTTAGAAGAATGGCAAATGGATTATTCCAAATACCGCCAGGAGCTCCAGTCGGAGCTGCAGAAAACATCAGAAGGATTTGTCAGGATCGGCTACCTTCTGAAACTCGCAAGAGATACAGCGATCCTTCAGGATTCTCAGTATTCAAATTATCTGGATTTCGCAAGCGGAGAATTTGGCCTTGATAAGTCCACAGTATCGAGATTTATCCGTATCAACGACAAATACTCCGAAGGCGGCTTTTCAGACAAACTTCTCGAACAGTATAAGGGATTCGGATATTCAAAACTGGCCCTTATGCTCACGATCCCGGATGCAGTCGCTGAAGAATTAACTCCGGAGATGTCAAAGGCAGACATCCAGGAGATCAAAGAAGAGATCGAAGAAGAAAAGGCGATATCGGATGTTGAACATTTCGAGCAGAACGCAGAAGCTATCATGAATCCGCCTACAGAATCACTCCTTCTGCAGACCGTTACAGCCATAGGAAAAGACTTCTCACGAATATACTTAAGTATATTTGACGGAAGGGCGGATATCAAAGAGATCATGATGCCTGTAGAGCCTTCAACCTATGTTACGAGAGTTCCCGGGAAGGGAAAAGTGATTCTTATAGCGAAGAGCGAAGGAATATCTCTCACGGAAGTAAGGAGCGAAGCAAAGGCATCCGCCACATGGGAAGAGCTCGAGCAGAGCTGGAAGGAGATCATGATACCTGCAGTCTCCGGAAAAGAGTCCTGGGAGAAAACCTACGGAGAGAGCTTCCCTGAAGAGCCTAAAGAAGAGCCTAAACCCGAAAAGGACAACAAGGCAGCAGGCGTAAAAGAGAAAGTTGCACCGGTGCAACCGAAAAAGCCCCCGAAGGTCAATACTCCTAAGAAGGAAAAACAGCTCAAAAAGGAGCCTGAAAAGAAGGTAGAAGAAAAAACCGTTCCCATTGAAGAAAATCAAGCAAAAACGGCATCGAAAAAGCCCGATTTTGACATCTCACAGATCCTTGAAAACCTTGAAAATGCTACAAAGCTTGTTAAAAACCTTGATTTTATTCAATGCCGCGACCTTTTGGCAGATACGATTACGCTCTTGAATGAGCTGAATGAGGAGGGCAAGAAAGATGATGACACCGAATGAGGTAGATATCGAGCTGGTCATGATGAAAGACATGACAGCGAATGCAAGAACACTCGAAGCGATATCCATAGCAAGGCACTGCGTAGGCGCTCACGGATATCTTTTCAAGGAGCTGAGCAAGATGATCGAGGAATGCACTAAGGAGATCAAAGAGCTCAAAGCGGAGGGCGAGAATGAAACGCTCTCCGTGACAGACAAGATCGAAAGATCTACAAGGATAACAGAGGTAAATACCAAGATCAACCTTTTAGGCAAGTTTATTTACATGACAGAGGATGCTTTCGGGGCATCTTCGGGAAGGAGAGAAGATGGGGCCGGAAGTATACAGATGCGATCCGAAAAAGAACGCGCTATGTCGTAAGACATTATGCCAGAAAGAATGCTTTATGACTACGAATAAGGCAGCTGCAAAAGATGATAAGGTCTATAAGTTCAACAAAGAGACCGGAAAATATGAGGAGGTAGAAAAATGAGCGATACAAGACATCCCAGCGAGTATTTCACTCAGCTTGCGCAGGAAGTAATTGAAAGAGAGCCGGAGCTTGAGTTCCTGAAGAGAGCCCCTATCACTATCGTTTATCTGGAATCGAGCCATGCAAAGAAGAACAAGGGCAAATGGGTGCTCGGTCAGTGCGAGAAGGTGCAGGAAAAGAACAAATGGGGAATCCCTGCAGATTTCACGATTACCATATTCGAGCCGAATACTGCAGGAATGACCGAAGAGCAGTATAAGATCCTTCTTTTCCATGAGCTTTTGCATATCGGGGCTGACTATAAGTCAACAGCACCGCACGACCTTGAAGATTTCAAAGTGGTAATTGACCGTTACGGAACAGACTGGGCGAAGCATACAGATCCGAGAGTAAACCCGGTCCTTAATTGAAATCGATAATGCACCGCAAAGAAGATGAAACCTGTTTCCTGTGTATGTATCTTCATTTCGACTACCAGAGGCGGAGAGGACTTGAAGAGCATCACATCTTCGGCGGCCCGAACAGGACTCTTTCTGAAAAATTTGGTTTAAAAGTGTATCTTTGCCATGAGCATCATCAAAGCTCTCCGGAATCGGTCCATAACAATAAAGATCCACAGTATAATCTGCTGCTTAAACAGGAAGGGCAGAAAGCCTTCATGAAACAGTATCCCGATAAGGACTTCGTGAAGGTATTCGGAAAAAGTTATTTATAAAGCGCATCTCCGAGTAGGGGAAAATATATCACGGAAAATAAACCAGGGCGGCTGGCGCAACCGCCCGGAAAGGAGCTTATGAGAGTCTTTACTGCAAAATTTGAAGTTCCTGATGATGCATCATATTACGAGATCGAAGATAAGAAGTGCTGTCCGAAATGGAAAGAAACATACAGAGTAAGCAAAGAAGAATTGATGAGCAGAACGGATTTAGACGAAAAATGCGGATCCTGCATATTCTTCAATTCGATAACCGGACCAAGAGGCGGCACATCGAGAGGATTATGCGAATGCGGTAAAGTCGGAATCTATCGCTCACATAAGAAATGCGGAAAATATACGGTTAAGCAGAAATGGTAAACAGCCAGCATAAGGCAGCAGGCGTAAAAGGTAAAAGTTGCACCGGTGCAACTTGAGGCAGAGAAAGGCGGTGAGGAATAATATGATCGATGAAGAAATTGATAAGCAATTAAGGGAATTTCAAATATCAAGCTTTAGACATGGCAAAACAGTAACCGAAGTTACCCAAATAGCAATAAGGATTACAACGGGCAACTATACCCCCAAAAAACCACTTAAAATAATAGAGATTTATCGTAACGAGTTATATCGAAAACAAGCGGAAAACCATGTGACACGCCTTAAAGAGTTAATAAAAGAGATTTATTCTGATCATTATGCTGATTATATACTTGAACGCGTAAAGTTTGAGATAAAGCCTATGCCAAAAGTAAAACCCAAACCGCTTGAATGGGTAATAGTTGAAGATTATGTGGATATCTTTAAGGAAAGCGAGGGATAAATGAACGCAAGACAAACAAAGAAACTCCTTAAAAAAGCGATAGATCGACTTGCTCAGGATAATAAAATTATGAGGGAAATTATTGATAATTCCCCTAAAATGGCTGAACTGTACAACCTATATAATCAACCTTGCAATGTTACATATTCCACTATGAGTTTTCAAGAGTACCGAGTTAGGAGAATGATCCCACGTTATATGACAGGCATTGAAGATTACACGGAACACATCAAACACGCTTTGGTGAGAGATTTAGCTGAAGCCATAACAAAAGATATTTGTTATGAGTCTGTTGAGATATGTGGGGAGAAAGCCGTCGAGGCAAGTATCTATATTGGCAGAAAGTGAGAGCAAGGCAGCAGGCGTAAAAGAGAAAGTTGCACCGGT